TGATGTTATATTTCCAGCTAACCAAGTTTGACTAGGTTTAGGATATGGTTTACCTTTTTGTATGTTTATTAATTCATCTACAAATACATCTAGCTCAGCGTTGTTATCTATAAAAGCGTTTAGTTCTTTAGCGTCTCTTTTAGATAAACCAGGAACTTCCACGCCTTGTCTTGTCCACACTGCAACTCTAGCAGCTTGACCAAATGTAAAACCTCCAATGCCTGTTTTCTTAGATAATGACTTAGGCAAGGTCTTAAGGCTGTTCTTTAATGCTTTAAAATCATTTGCAGCAGATATCTTGGCTCTAGTTACAGCTTGTTCTGCTCTATTATAAGGGTCAATTAAATTATCTTGAAAAAATTGAAATTGTGCATCACCAACTTTTCCTTTACCTAAAAACTTATATATTAAACCTACAAAATCTTCCGCAGATGGCGTTGTAAAGAAAGTAAATTTACCTTTACCAGATCCAACTGTTTGTGCTCTTGCTTTAGAAAATTCAGCTTCAGATTTTATACCTGTGCTGCTTTCAAGAACATCATTCATGACTTTGTCAAAAGTTGCTTTTTTACTGAATTTAGCTATTTGAACTTTAGATTTTACATCAACTTGATCTAATATCTCTGCAACAGCTTCAACATTTTTAACAGCATCGTCAGCAAAATAAAAATCATTATAACCTTCAGCAGTTTTACTTATAACCCATGTAGCTTTTGCTTGTGGTGATCCGTCTTCTAAACCAGTAATATTTTCTATTGGTAAATTTAAACCTATACCATCTAAAAACATTTTAATATCTGTAGCTGCTACTTGCGGTCTAGCTGTTAACACAAATATATCTTTGCTACCAAATTTACCTTGACGCTTCAAAGCTAAATCAGCAAGTGGTCCTTTTTGAGTACCTTTGCCTACGTTTTTAAAATTATCAAAATTAAATGTAGCTCCAGCTTCTTTTAATTCACTAGCTTGTTCTGCAAACTCAGCGGCTGATATTTCTATAGTAGTTCCGTCAGCTTTGTTAACTATAACTTTTTCTTTTGTCTTAGCTAAAGTATCATCAAAATCAAATACACTAATTCCTTTTTCAGGAGTGTTTAGTGCTCTTGAAAATTTAAGAGTTTTATCATAATTGTTTAATGTTTCTATTTTCTGCTCTGTAGTAATATTATCAAGTAGTTTTGGAGCGTATTGCTTAGTAAGAGCTTTACTTTGTTTTGCTTTAGGTTTAGCTAAACTATTTACATAAACGTTTATTCTATTTTTAGCTTCTTTTAAAGTAGTTTCTCCTCTTATAACGTCGTAAATAATAGCCGCTTGAATTTTTACCGTATTAGGGTCGTTTTTTAAACTAGCTGGAACAACAACATTATATATTTCAGCATATGTCTTTCCGTTTAACGTTGTTGTGTTAGGGTTTATATTTACTGTTTTTTTAAGCCCACCTTCTTTGTAAGTAAACGGGTGAAACATCCTTATAGCAGAGTTTGGTACTTTGCTAAAATCTCCAGTTTTAAAAGCTAAATCTAAAGCCTCTTTTATTAAAGGAAATTCTTTAGATGATGAATTATATAACTTGCCATTTATATTGTACGCTTTATTTAATCTACCGTCAGCATCTTTAGTTATAGTTATTTGATAATAATTATCTTTAGACCAATTATACCAACCATCTAAAACTTTTTGACTAGATGTTATAGCTTGTATTGTTCTTCTTGCCCAGTTATTAGCTTGATAAGTATGCTCTTCTGTTTTAGAACCATCTTTAACTCCTTCTTCTTTTCCTAATACAGGTGCTGCATTTCTTCCAGTATTAGAATTTAAATCACTGTTGTATAGCATTTCACTTACAAATTGTATAGAAGAAGGATTATTTTTGTATGCAGCTCTAATTAAATCTAAAAATAACTTCTCACCTCTCTGTATAGATTTTATTTCTTTTATATTTTTAGCTTCATTAGAATTTGTTTTAGTTCTATTAAAAGCTTTTAAATCTATTATTTCTTGCTTAGTGAAAGGTTTACCTGTCAACCTATTTATTCCTGTAGAATTTTTTATACCTATTTTAGCAGCTTCAGAAAAACTATAAATTTTATTTTCACTTAAAAGAGCTTCGTTTTCTTTAGTAATAACTTTATTTACTTTCCCAGCAACTGTGTTTGTTATGTTATTTATACCTAAAATACCTCTTTTTAAAGCTGTAGAAGCTTTGTTACCTGTTACAAAATTAGAAGATTTTCTTAGAAATACTTCTGCAGGTAAAAATGTTGTATCTTCAAAGTTCTCTATGCCGTTTTTTTGATATGACACTAGTTGTTTTCTGTCAGTAATTATACCATCTGGCATAGTTTTATTTACTAGATCATCTATACCAGCTTTACCTTCAAGATCAGTTTTAATAGGTTTTTTGGGTTGTTTTTTGGGTTGTTTTTTACTAAACTTAGCACCACCTTTTTTTCTTTGAGCAGCATCAGGTTGACTTGTTTCTAGTATTCTATTTCTTATATGTAAATTTAAAAGACCTCTAATAGTTTGACCTACTCTATCTCTATAAATAGGTTTTGTAGGTTTTATTCTTATTATATCTTGGTAATCTTTTAAAGTACCAACTAGTTTACCATCTTTATATAAAGCATCTTTTACATTTTTTGGAATAAAAGTACCTTTTCCACTAGCGTCTAAAGTGTTTGGTAGACGTGCGTAATCAGCTTTAGCGTTGGTTAATAAAAACTGCTTTGCTCTAGTTAAACCTTCTGAATCTTTTTTAGAATAATTTCTTTTTTTGCTTCTTATAGTTTCAGGGTTTAAATTAAACATTGAACCATAAACTTCAGATACTGCTTGTAATATATTTCTAGTCTGCGCTAATGTTACAGCTTCTCCTTGGTAATCTGCTTCAATAGCTTCTGTTATTTGAGTTTCTACTCCTGACTTATTACCTGCGTTCAAATTAGATATAGCGTTGTCAGAATAAATAGTTGTACTACTAGGTGTTTTTCCAGTATCAGTTTCAACTTCTGTAATACTCGTTTCTACTTCTATATCTGGAGCTTGACTTACATCTACACCAGGTCCACCTGTTCTGTCTGATATAGCAGCGTCTATTTCAGGTTTTCTTGTTTTAATTGTTTGTGCTAAATATGTACTTACTTGCGCCCCACCTTCTAATGAAAACCCTTGCAATGCACTTGTTTTTCTCGCAGGATATTTACCTTGACCAGACCCTTCAAACTGTCCTAATACTTGATCTATAACTACTTCTTTAGCAGCTTCCATCTCAACTTGATTATTTATATTTAAAGACTTGCTTATTAAAGGCCAATTTTTTTCTACAACTGCTTGAGCTATAGGAAATTGTTGATCAGTTTCATTTTGTATTGCTTCATTTAAACCTTGTTGTAATTGCTCATTACTTAAGTCCATGTATACTTCGGTAGACTTTGGTAGTTTACTTAATTTAACGTCTGTTTGTGTCGTAGGTAATCCTACTGCTTTACGCTGCCTATCAGACATACGCTCATCAACTCTTGGATTTCTTATAGTTTTTATATCTAGGTCTTTAGTGCTTTTAACATCTCCAGCGCTCGAGTCAACAAGTTGTTCGTTAGACAATGTATTGTTCTTTGATATTTGCGTTGTGCTAAAAATATCACCGTCAGGTAGTTTAAGTTGTAGCTGTCTACTACCGTCAAGGTTTGTTGTTACTACAGCAATATTTAATTCACCACCACCATCATCGTATGTAAATTCTTGCGCAGACACACGAATTTGATTATCTTTTAATCTTTCTACAACATTTGATTTGACATCACTAGGATCAACATTTGATTCAAGTCCCATATCTACAACATCTAAAACACTTTGCGATAATCCTTGACCACTTAAAACGTCTGCATTAAAATCTTTTAAGAAATTAATAACATCCATACCTTTGCTAAAATCTTGTTTCCAACCTATAGCTTTTAAAACGTTATCAAAAAATCCTTTAAAACCATCTATTTCTACTATATCAATACCTCCTTCAGTTAGACCATCACTCGTAACAGCCATAACTTCTTCATAAAAATCTTCTGGTTTTAATTTACCGTCATTTAAATCTTTTTCATAAGCATTAAGTAAAGATTCTACCTTACTACTTATTTTTATATTAGGATCATTTTTTAAAGAATTTAATAAATCTTTACCCATTTGAGCTTTTACAGCTGGATCCATACCATACGCAGCTAAATGAAGCACTTCGTGTTTATCAGCTGGTATCGAACCGTCTGCTTCGCTTGAAGCATTATTGATAATTATTTGTTTTGTTCCATCAGGTAATCTTGCTATTAAACCATAACCTTGATCTTTAGCGTCTAATAATTGACCTTGCTCGTTTCTTTCTAAATCAATTTCTACACCTTGAGCTATTAATGATTCAACACCACCAAGAAAATCTTGTGTATTATCAAATCGTTGTATACCACTTCCTAGTTGTTCAGCTACTACATCAGACCCTTCTTGTAATTTAAGTATAGGTACAACAACGGTGTTAGGTAAATCTGGATCTTTTTTAACATAAGGTTCTAGTAATTGATTTTTTTGTCCTGTTAACTCATTTATTTTATTTGAAAGATCATTTATAAGCTGTTCTTTGCCAGTTTCTATATTAGGATCTTGAACAACAGCCTCTAATTGAGAATTTAAGTTGTGTAATTGTTGATCTATAACGCCTAAACTATTAAAATCACTTTCAGATATTTCAGTATAAATATTTAAAGAATTTACAACACTATTATTTATGTCTAATAGTTTGCTGTTTATATCTTTATTTAAAATATCTTTAGTTTTTTGAGACATTTTAGGGTTTTGTATAATAACCTCGCTAATAGATTTTATTTCATTTTGAAGACCTTGTATGTTAGATATATCTCCAGGTGTTTGAACATTTTTTAAATAGGGCTGAACAATACCTATGCTTTTAAAACCTATACCACCAATCACACCTGCACTAAAATTATCCCAACCACCTTCAAAAATATTAACATCCTTACCCATTATGTATCTATCATAATAAGCATCACCCATACCAACACCAACTTCTTCAAGACCTTCAATTACAGCATCACCAGCCCATTCAAAAGATTTACTACCTATACGAGCAAATTCTTTACTCCAAGCTGATTTCATACCTAGATTATTTAAAACTTTAATTCTATTAAATAAAGGTCCAACTATAGATTTACCTTGTACTAAAGGTAGCTTAATAAAATAACCAGTCGTAAGTTCAAGAGCACCTGTGGTTATAGCACCGCCCCACATTTGTAAATCATTGTAAGTAGGTACATTTGGTCTTGGGTTTAAGGTGTTGTAATCTTTTATTCTATTACTATAAGCTTCATCACTTTCACCTTGTTTTTGTTTTGGTTTATTTTCTTCCCATTTTTCTAAAGCTATTTTAGCATTTTTTACTTCATCTCTATCTCCAAGTAAACTACTACCCATTGCGTTAGCACTTACTACGCTTAATCCAACAGTAGGATTAACTGCCATAGCTGCAACTTGAGGAATAACAGTACCTACTATAGAAAGAGCCTTTGTAGCATAGTCTTCAAAACCTGTAAGATCTTCTACACTTTTAGCTTCAGGTATAGTATCTTTGTAAGCTTCTTGAACATATGTTTGAGCTAATTTTATATTATTTTCTCTCCAATCTTTTATACCTGACCCTAATCCAAGAGCCTTAGATAATCCATATATTGGCGCGAATTCATTAGCTAAAGTTTCTACAATTCCAAAATCATCAAAAATCTCATCATCTACATAATTAACCGCACTATCATAAAGATCAAATGCTTCGCCAACTAAATTCAAAGTTCCAATACCCATATCTGCAGCAGAAGCTTTAACATTATTAACAAGAATAGGTAGATACCCATAATTTCTTTTAGATAAATCTATCAACTGTTCAAAGTTTGGATTTTCAGCTATTTCAGTACTTAAATCATTATACTTTTCTTCCATTAAACTAACTATATCTTCTTTTTGTTTTTGAAGACCGTTCATAGTTTTGTTAGCCAGAGCTAACTGATCAGGTGTTTGGTATTCTAAGTTTTTAAGTGCCAACTGTTGAGCGCTAATATTACCTATTAAAGATTTACTATTTAATAAAAATTTTTCTAGGTTTTTTGTTTTTGCTGTTTGGTTGCTTTGTTGTATTTTTAAATATTGTTCAATAAGTTTATTTTTATCACTTCTTTGCCAAATATCTAAAGTTCCTTTTGTTTTGTAACCAGCTAAATCAAGCATGTTATCAAGACCAGGTATATTAGCCCCTGCTAAAGTTTCTATTAAAGAAGTACCTGCAGCGTTCCAATCTATATCAGTTCTATCTTCTTCTAATAAGTTCTCTAGTTTTTCTTTTCTTAAAGAATCTTCTAGTTCTCTTTGTTTTAACTGTATTGCTCTTTTTGTTATTTGTTCTTGGACATCAGGATTTGATAAATCTAAATCAGCAGATGAAGCTAATCCATCTTCTTGAGCTATTTGAACAGCTGCTATATTTTTAAAATCTTCACGATTTGAATCAGAGTCTCCTTGTAACTCATAGTATTTTGAAGAGTTTAAAGGTTTTTTAAGTTTTACCAAAGCCCCTGTTTTAGGATTATAACCATGAGTACCGCTCTTAACCATGACATCGATGTTTTTATTCCATCTTTCATTATCACTGAAATTATAATTACTACCATCTTTAAGAGACTTAGAAACTATAAGACCATCTTCATTTAAATTTAATCCTAAGTATTGATCATCTGTCAGCTCTACATCTATACCTCCGCCAACATAATCTATAGCTTGTTGTTTTGTTTTGATTTTTTCCTCTTCAGTTAGCTTAACTCGGCTTTTATATAGATCTTCTATATGTTGTAATCCAGAAAAACCTTCTTTATTTTTATCTATATCAACAACGCCCTCTTTATTTATTGTATCATAAATTGATAACAAGTTTGCAAAGTCTTTACCTAGCGCTTCATTATTTATAACTCCTCCTAAAGTTTCCTTAGTTTTTTTATAAGACTTATCGTCAAATTCAAAATGTTTAAACACATCTCCACCTATTTTAAAATAAGCATCACTTTTTTCTTCATGTAAAGTCCAAGCATCATCGCTTGATCCAGTAGGTTTGCTATAGTAGTTTGGCCCATTTTGATCTATAGTATATTTGTACTCGTAATCATTATCATAACCACCGTAAGTTTCATTTTCTTTAGCAACAGACTCAATTTTTTGTTCATAATCTCTACGTTGTTGCTCAGGTGCTATTTTTTCTTGCACATCACCTAGCGTCATACCAGAATCATCTTTCTTTTGAAAAGGTCTATATGTTCCACTTAGCAAAGAACTAGCTGATCTTATGTCAAAAGGATCTTCTTCTGCTTGTTCAATAATAACTTCTTCTTCAACTTCAGGTTGAGGATTTTCTGCTCTCCATTTAGTTAACGCTGCGATTTTTTGATCTTCAGTTAACTTTTGATCTAGAGATGCTACAAATTCTTCTTCTGTCATTTAATTTTATTTACGTGGATTCCTTTGTAAAAAAGCGTCTGCTTGTTTTTTTCTACCTTCTTCCAAGTCAAACACAACTGCATCAGCTTGAACCGCTGGTAATTGATTAACTGTAAATTGCTTAAGATAATTATTCATAAAATATTCTTTATATTTTTTTAAAAATAAATCTTTTTTATCTTGCATTAAAGGTAAATCTTCTTTATAACTCCAAGCAACAAAACCAGCGTTAGCGTTTTGTGCCATCTGGTCATCTTCTTCTACTGATGTTTGTGCTCCAATAAAAACATTCCAAGCTGCTACTACTGATTGCTCTGAACTTAATAAGCCTGCAACTTCAGCGTTTATAAATGGAGTTATTTTTCTTTCTATTTTATCTAAATCGTATTTTAATATATTTCTGCCTTTACCGTTTCCTATATCAATAATTTCATAATCAATAGATCCATCAGCGTTTTTTAAAACAAACTCTTCTGCTATTTTAGCTTGAGGCATTAGTTCACCTGTTTCTGGATTTGTTGAATTACCAGCCATTATACCAACATCACTAAGAAGCCTAAGCATATCACTATTAATATCAGGTGTTTCTGCTACTATATTAGTTCCAGAACTCAAAAGAGTGTCTAAGGCTTCGCTATTTATAACAAAAGGCACTTCTAGCATAGGTCCTTCAAATATTATTTCTTGACTACCATTTATGTTTAAATATAAAGAAACATTGTAACCATCACTTTTAGCAAAAGTTGGCTTACCTGTTAGTATAGAATGAGCAACTGCAAAAGCGTAGTTTTGGTTAACATCATAATAATTATCTTCTGTAATAACTAATTGAGATCCAATGTTTGTTAAAAAGTCTATTGACTTAGCTGGCGCTTCAAGTAAATACTGTAACTGTTGGTTTTCCATATAACAAGCTGGATCTTCGCATCTATTACTTTCTATAGCTGTTTTTAGTTTTGCAAAAATTTTAGGCGTACCTTCATAAGCCCTATCTAATATTTTAAAATTATAATCAACATTACTAGCTAAGTACTGTCTATTATAACCTAAAGCATTACTTTTATTTAACTGCTTTATAAATAAATTTATTTGAATGTTTTTATCTTCCATGCTTATTAATTATTATTTACCACCTAAAGTTCCCAACATACCAGCAGCAGCACCAAGACCTCCTGTTAACGCCGCGGTTGAGTCAGCTTTTGCTGTGGCAGCTTGACCTCTCAAAGCTCCAATTTGATTTGAAAGTCTATTAAGTTGTTGCATTTCTCGAGCCTCAGTTTGTTGAAATACAAATTGATCTCCAGCTACATCTGCTTGTTGTTGTCTTTGAGCTTCTGACATTTTTTGTTGCTGAAGAGTAGCTTCGCCCATAGCTCTTTGTTTTTCATTTGCTGCCTCTTGTTGTTCTATATTAGCAGCAATATTTTTTTTACTTTGTAAAGCGGCTTGAGCTAATGCAGTTGCGCCGCCTGCGCTACCACCAGTTGCTCTTATTGTATCTAAAGTATTTGCTAAAGCGATATCAGTTTGTTCCATTTGCATTTCTGTAGCTTTTGTAGCTACTGATAAATTAGCAAAAGGATTTGAAAGCATAGAGCTTAAATCGGTTATATTAGCATAAGGGTCTATTATTTCTTGTCTGTTAGCTTCTAAATTATTTAACTTAGATTCTAACGCGTTGGCTTTAGCTTCTCTACGTCTAGCTTCGCGTCTAGCTCTACTAGCGCCAAAGATACCGCCTACAACACTAATTGCGCCTCCTATAATTGCTCCTGCTGGCATAGTTTTTTATTTTTTTTATTAATATCCATTGTTTGAATCAAATTTTGCTCCGACTGAAAATAATAGTTTAGCACCTCCAGTATCTGTTGTTTGGTCTGTAGTAAACGTAGTTTCAGTAAAATAACCTTTTATACCGCTCATTTGGTTTCCAAATATTATTTCACCACTAGTAGTAACAGTGTTATTAACAACGTTCGCTACATAAGAATTTTCTTTTCTATTAAAACCTGCGTAATATCTTGATAAAGCTGGATCTTTTGTACCAAACACAGCGTTATAATCAGCTCTTTCTACTGGTAAATTATTAGCAGGATTAAATACATATTCACCATCATAATAACTTAATACACTGTTTATATTGTCAGTGTTATTAGCATATAAACCTGTAGATGGGTTTTGGTCTAACCCTGTTTGATCAGATATCATTGATTGAACAAACCAACCATTACTTCCTTCGTAACTAACTGTACTAAAGGTTTTAGATCTTGTAGGCTCTGGGTTAAATAAAACAGTTATAGAACTATCAAACTTTTTGTCGTAAAAACTAGCTCTATTAACGTTATTTGAATAATGTTTCCACAAAGAAGTTTTTTTAGTAGGGTCTTGTACAAAATTACCAATAGTATATAGGTTGTTTCTTATGCTTATTATTTGAGAAGGATTATAATCAAACAAACTTGTCCAACCTTGAACCCCTTCGTCATAAGTTAATGTGTAGTATTCTTGTGTTTCGCTTTGTGTATTATTTGGAGGTTGTAAAGATAATACGTACTGTTGATTGTATATATCCCAACCACCAATACAACTACCTAAGGAATTACTTTCATCTAGATCATTTAGTCGATCTCTAAAGAAATCTCTCATGCCTAGTTGAGAAATTTCAACTAAACTATTACCTCTTAAACTCATCACTACATTGTTGAATTTATCTGTAAAATACTTATTAGTTCCATACACTGCAAAGCTTTCTGGGTTTTTGCTTATACCGTACTTACCTCTTAATGGTTGTATAACACCTATAACTAAATTAGAAGATGTAACAGTTCCTGAACCTTCAGCTGAAAAAATTGCATCTTTATCTATTAATGCTGTACTAACTTTAAATTCTTGTAGTATATTTAAATTAGTATCTTCTGCATAAAGTTTTTGTATACTTCCGTTTGCTGGGTCTGTTGCTTTAGTAATATCATCTGCTGTAGAAAAAACATTGGTATTATTTATACCTGTTCTAGAATTAAATATACCTGAATATATTAAAGCGTTAAATCTAGTGTAGCCAGCTGGTTCTTCTTCTACTAAATAAGCTTTAGCACCATAATCAGTTGAAGTGTTGTTAAAACCACCTCTTATTCTAGCTTCTTCTATAGCCCAATCATTTGGTTGGTTTGCAATAACAGTAGCATCAAAACCTCCATCAACAGACGCAGGTATACCTAAAGATCCATACCATTGTGGCTGATCACTTGCGTCACTTGTCTTTTTTAATACAAAAGAATTAAAATATTTAACTTCTACTGTAGCTCCCATATTTATTATTACTTATTTTTATCTTAAATTACAATTAAGGCGTACCTATTATTTCTACTACATAGTTAGAAATATCAAGATCTATTATGCTTCCCCAATCACTACCAGAACCACAATCAAAACCACCAGTTTGACAATCATTAAGACTAAAATCATCTCTCATTTCTATTAATGTATCAGTATTGCTATAAACAAAACCACCTGGAGTAGTACAAGGTCCAGCTGTAGAACTACCAGCATCTATTGTTATAATATTATTTGTACCATTAGTAATATCACCACCTTGAAGTGTACTACCTAAATTACCAAAAAATAAATAGTTTCCATCTTGCGCTGGTATTGATGATCCAGAAACTGTTATTAAAAGAATTGTAGTTTCAACTGGAGTACCGCCACCATATTCGTCATCGTCATTATCATTACATGTAAATGTGCATGTTTGAAAAACTGTTATAGCTGAAGTTCTATCAAAATTAACCTTTACAGTCTCGGTTACTGCATCCCCAGCGTCTTGATACTGTACCGTTATATCATAATCACCAGGATCTATACTTGAATCAGCTATTGTTAAAGCGCTATCTACAGTAGGCGGATTAGCATCTGTTGTTGTTAAAGTAAAATATTGTGCTATTTCACTAGTATCACTAATAGAAATAACACCTCCGCTTCCAAAATCTTTTTGAATATTAATTATTGAAGCTGTTAAATCACCAGCGCTTAAATCAGAATTATCTGCTCCGTTTACACCCGCAAAAGTAAATAACTGAGAAGTATCGTCTCTATCTGTATCTACAGTTAAACTAGCTGGAAGTGTAGTAAAGCTAGGATCAACGTTTTTAGGTCCTTGTGCTATAAACTGAAAATCTAAAGAAGCTGTGCCGCTTACGTTAGTTGTTATTCTAAAACTAAAATTAAATAATCTAACATCACTATTATTGCTAAAATAAACGTTGTCATAATAATCTTGAGTAGTACTGATATTAAATTTACCAGCCGAAATAGCAACACTTTGTTCTAACCCGAAAGGATTACCTACTGAACTAAAAAGTTCAAAATAACTTGTTCTTATATTGCCTGATTGATCTGTTACGCTTAAAAGTTGAATATTAGTTATATCCGCGACATCTATAGCTACTCCAAAATCGTCAACTGGACCAAATTCTGTTGTTATAAATATCGGTGTTGCTGGTATAGTTGGCTCTCCTAAACCTTCGTCCCATGCGCTAAAATTTTCTCCATCTACTCTTGCTGCTCCTTCTGTAGAGTTAACTATTAAACTATTTAAATCACTAATTAGACCACTACTTGTGGCTTCCCAATATATATCTAAATTAGAAACAACTGGCGAAGTTTCATATACACTTAAAAATTGTATACCTGGTAAAAATGGTTCTCCTTCATTATCTGCTGGATAACCAGGTACAAAAGTTACTAAATCATCTGTTTCTAAAGTAACGGCTTCTGATAATGTTAAAGTAGGCGAAGCAGCCGCGCTAATTATATATATATTTTCCTTTAAACCAGGTCCAGAAATAATCATATCATTAACAGGTGTGCCTTCAAGATTTTTTAAAGTAATACTAGCACTATTATTAACTGGTGTTTGAATTAGCCCACTAGCAGGCGCATAGTTTGTGTCTGCAGCTTCCCCTATTTTCTTTTGAGTACTAATTCTTGCTATAGAAGGATTAGATTCAAATAAATAAAATTGAGGAAAATAATTAGGTCTTGGTGGATCTAATGGATTAAAATCAAATAAATCACGAACAACTGATATAGTTGAAACAGTGTCTGCTTTTATTTCAGGGTAATATTGCGTATTAGCTTCTCCAACGTCTATAAAAGAAGGTAATCCTGCAAGTGAACTTCCAGATGATACATCTAGACTTAAAATATTAGCTGTGTTCTCTACTCTACCAAATAATTGAACAGAACTTCTATATTGTTTTTGATCAGGACCAACTTCTGTCAAATCTCTAGGAACTTTATTTATATTGTCATTTATTAAAACCGTATGTGCTGTGCTATTTTCTTCTAACACTAAATCTTCAGGGTAAGCAGACATAATACCTGGTAAATAAACATTGTAATATTCTTGTTCTGTTTGTTTAACTACAATTTTATAAGAATACCAACCTAATGGATTATAATTTTTATCACTAGAGTCTCCGTTATATAAACCAGGTTCTAGAGTTGATCTATTAAAAACGTTTGGTCCAATAACATTGTTAAATAACACTTTTAAAGAATCACCTCTCCAAATACCAGGTTCTTGACCAGGGTTTAAGTATTCATTATATACCGTGTCACCAATAAAAGCTTGACCAGCTATTGTACTTATTGTATCATTTTGAGACAAAATAACAGAAGATTGTCTTCCAAATCTATCAGACAAAACAACACCAACTTGGTAGTTTCTATTTTGCTTTAATGTTGAATTAGGGTATTCTACAACACTAGTAGTTGTTGTATCTTCACCAATAGGCTTAAAAGTTAATAAATCTCCATTAGTAAAAGTACCTCCAATAGATATTTTTATCTCTGTGTTAGGTGTTGGCAAACCGCTTACTATAAACAATAGATTTCCAGAATTATCAAAAACCTTACTACCTACAAGTATATCACTAGCGCCATCTGAAGGTGTCCATGCTGTAATAGTTAAAGATCCTCCAGCTATTACGGTTTGATTTCCATCAACAGTAGCCGCACCTGTCAATAGGTTAAATTCTGATTTTTCACTTACACCAACGTTATAATCTATAAACGCGGGTGGAGTGTGTTTATTTTGAAAATTACCATATATTACTCTATTGCCACTAATCTCTTGCGCAAAAGCTCTTACTGGTATTTTATCTGAAACTCTAGTACTCTCCGCTGTTGTTAATACCTTAAAAGGTTTTTTAGATAAATAATCATAAGTAAATACTGATGTAGAACCAGATTCAGATTCTATTTCACTAATTGAAACAGTGTCAATAATTCTAATAGCAACACCATCAGATTCTTTTACAAGTATTTCCATTTCTTTTATTTTTAACTCATCTCTCAACGTGTCACCACTATAAGGTAAATTAAAAATTAATTTTATAGCATCTACTTTGTTCTCAACAAATTGAACAACTGTACTTCTATAAGCGTCTGATTGGTCATCTTGACTTATTCTAGGTAAGTCTTGCTTTATATACATAAAATAACCATCTTGCTTAGGTATAAAAGCTATTTGAGTAAAAGGAGCCATTAAAGAATACTCGTTGTCTTCGTATCTATATCTATAGCTAAATCTAACAAATAAGTTCTCTAAATAAGATGGATCACCTGCAAAATCTTTATCGTAATAAGGGTTAGGTTTGAATATTAATTTGGTTCCTTCGGTTAAAGCACCTACAGCTGGAGGATTTGGATCGCAAATTATAGCTGTATCTGCAGTGGTTGAAAACACAGTAGACAACGTGTCTATTATATTACCAGTAGCATCTTCATAATATATTTTATCACCAAACGACGGCCAAACACCTTTAGCATCAGTAACTGCATCATTAGCTCCACCGTCCCAATTAGGTGCTCCACATAAAACGCTACCTCCATTTGGTAAAAACAAACTAGTAACATCTTTCATTGTAGTCTCGTAATCACCAGGTGATAATACGCTTTCTTGAAAAAGATTTATAGGTTGCCATGGATTATATTTAGCTACAGATATTTGATCTTCTGTAGTATAATATGTTAATCCTTGGGCTTCAGCTTTGTCTATATTTATAACTCTTGGTTGATTTCTATTATCAGTCCAATAAAGTAAACCTTCTAAAAGATTAACACCATAAATAGGATTAGTTGTAGAAAAATTTAAAAACGCACCTTCAACTATTTTTATTGGATTAGTGCCAATTACAACTGGGTTCTGGGTATTATATCTTACTATACAAGATTTATTAGTTATTTCATAATTTAATTGATTTGGATTTGGATCAGTATAATCTGTAAGAAACAAATACATGTTGCTTGAAGACTCATCTACTAAGTAACCTATACATCTTACACCCGTTCCAGCTATTCCAATATCATTCTGAAAGTCAAACACCTCTTCGTTACCCAAAACGTTTTCTAACTCTCCAACATCTGGTCCTTCTGACTTGCTAACTTGTATATTTTTAGCATCTCTATATTCTCCATTAGGAACTAAACGAGCATCTAGGTCTTTATTAAGTTTACCTTTAACAAAGGTGTTAACAATTTTTGCCATTAAATTCTAGTGTTTTATCCATTTAGATTTACCACGCATAACTTGTGTGATTTCCTCTAATTTTATATTTGATAATCTTATCTTAGCATTACGCAAAGCAGCGTATCTATCTTTTTTATATCTTTGTACTACGCCTTCTGGTTGACCAGCTCTTACTGATACTATATTATATAACATGCTTTTATACATAGCATCTTCAGCTAACTTAGGCACTTTAGTATCTAAATCATAAGCTAAACCATCAGATATATATTCTATTACAACTAATCTATCTACTAAATTGCTAGAAAAAGTAAAATGACCAGTTCTTTCGTTAATACCAAAAAAACCGTTAGAGTTAGAGTATTGAGGATCTATACCGTATAATCTACCCCAATTCCAAGGTCCATTTAAACTCCATAAATCTGAATTAGCATAACCAAACCAATCAAAATCAGCGTACCAAGTTCCATTTATTAATTTTTGATTAGCTTTTCTCCATCTTTCTTCAGTAAGAGAAGTACCTTCAATATCTTGACCAAAATCATCTTGCGTTGGTACACCATCGTCACCTTGTACTAAATTATAATATGGGTTTGTAGTAATATTATTGTTAGGATATAAAGGGTGTTTTACTCCTAAAGCATCAATCCAAGAAACATTAACGTAATTAACGTAGTCTTGAGGTATCACTAAAGACAAACTAGCTGGAACTGTTAGTTCTTGAGATTTAATACTTTTTAAAGTATCATAACTAAACTCTTGTAAACTTCTTTTCGCAAAGAAAACAACATCAGATTTTTTGCATGTTTGTATAATTTTTCCATCACCAACATAACCAACCATAAAGTTATTTACAATATCATTTAGTTTTACATATTGGTAACCTCCGTAATTATCTTCTACTGTATCTCCAAAAGCTTTTTCAGCGTTGGTAGTACCATATACTCCTCCGTCTAATTTTTTTAATTGTATAACTATAAATGTTCCAGGAGGTGGTGCAATTCCAAATCTTAAAACATTGTTCTCAACATCAAAAACACCCGCTCCATTTGTTTCAACATAAGTGCCTGGTAACCCAGTCGCGCTAGAATAAACTTTAAAATTATTTAACGCATAAGTATTTACAGTAGGGTCTGAAGTAAAATAAACTAAATCTTGGTTAAAAGTAGCTGGATAATCAGTACCACCAGTCGATTTAAACCCTTGAGCTCCTTGATAATACTGCGCGTTTGTTTCTGTTATATGTGCCATTATGCTTTTTCGTTTTGTTGTACTTTAGCGGCTTCTTGTGTAGCTGCTTGTATTATTTCTGGATCTCTTATTATTACTCCAGCATATTTTAATATACCAGTAATCAAGTTTGTTTGCTCTGATTCGTCTATTTCAAACATAACAGAGTTGTTAAAATCGTATAAGTATTGACCTAAAGAACCAGTAGTAAAAGCCCACAGTGGATCTCTTGGATTTACAATACAATTAACCTTTACAGAATCAGGTTGAGGTGATATTTTTAAAGCTACTATATAAAAACTAGCAGATAGTACGTTAGTTATATAACACAAAGGATATTGTGTTGTAGGAGAAGTTAATTTAGAGTTTGTTATTTCTGTAAACTCTTTTTTACTAGCAAACTCAGTTACTGAATTTAAAGTTGGATTTCCATCGTAAGTAGATATAATCTCACCTGTTCTATATAAAGATCTAGAAGGGTTGTTATATGTCCATATATCATCAACACCATTATAAACAAAGTCAACTTCTTGCTCAAAATACGCTACTTTAAAAGCGTTATCTTTGAACATGTTAAAAAACTCTGTATCATTTTGTATATTTTTCTGATTAGCTCTATTTAATTGATTTCCATCTGGAAAATAAGAATTAAATATTTCTTTTTGAACTTGAGTAGCTAAACTATTAAATTCAGCAGGTGGTATATAACCTCTCTGCTCTTTATTTAAAATGTACAATACTGTTGTATATACTTTATTTATATCTACCATTATATTTTTTTTATTATAATATAGAGGTGACTAACGTCACCCCTTATATTATTATCACTTGTTAATTTAGTTTTTTATCTATAGATTTATAAATTTCCACACCTTCGTCTGTTTTTAAGAACGCAGCAAAAGCTGAGTAAGGGTTTTCATCAAATGGAACATTCATTAATTTTCTATCATTTGATCCCCAGAAGAAAGTTCTTTGATCTTGAGATATTTTTATTATGCCAGCTTCTTGAGCTCTAATAGCTAAGTTTCTTAACATTACATTTTCATCACTAGCTAGATCTATAAATAATCTAGGATTTCTTCTAGCAAAAAGTAATAGATCTCTTTTTATTTCTTTAGAACTCATCGTCGCAACTTTGGATCCTAATTCAACTCTCATTATAGCTTCAGCTTGATCTATTTCAATATTTCTAGCAGCGTTTAACGCGTCTATTTCCCATTCAATGTTTTCTAATTCGTTAGAAGCAACAGCGACAGGTTTAAATTCATAATACAATTTGTCTTTTAAAGGGTGATATAGGCTTAATAATTTTTGTAAAGCAATATCAGAAGATGGAACATTTAACGTTCCGTCTTTAAAGACAATATGTCCTAATGTAGCTTCTCCTACTTGCTCGTCTGCAAATGGAGAACTCATGTTTGTCGCGTACCTTAATTCTCTTTGTTTTTGCTTGCTTGAATCAAACCAAAGCAACGCGTGTTTTCTAGTATGCTTACCTGGTATAGTTAGAGTTAAAGGTGATTTTCTACCTTTTAAGTAATAAACTCTATTTTTTATTTCCCACTCAGGTTTTTTTACTTGTGGTTTTTCTTTTTTTGGTGTAGTTTCTACTACAACTTCTTGAGGTGCAACCTCAACAATTTCTTCTGCTTTAGCTTTTTTAGCCATAATATAATATAATTAAATAGTTTATAAAAGTAATAATTACCCCCGTTGATATAACGAGGGTAAGAATTACACTAGTATTGAGTTATTACACTCCTTTGAATAATACAAAGTTGTTAGCAGCTTGAGTTACTAAACATCTTTCTGATAGGAAGTTTACTTCCATAGCATCAAGAGTTGAAGTAAATGCACCACCAGCAGAACCAGTAATCCAAGATTTCATTCTTCTGTCATCAGCTTGTGAAGCTCTATAACGAACATGTAAGAATGGTCTTCTGATGTTAGTTCCTAAGATTTGATCGTAAACAGTTGATGTTCCAGCTGGTACTAATACACCTTCGATTGAGTTTATACCGTCAATAGCACCTCTTGTAGAAGCGTCATTTAAGTATTTCCAATCAGTTTTGTAAAAGTCATAAGAACCTCTTCTGAAACCACTGAAACCTAAGTTTAACGCCATTTCTTCTGAGTTTTCAAATAAACCAAAAGCAGTACCACCTGCAGCTCCTGAAGAAATGCTAGCAAGCATATCATCAAAATCTAAAGCAGTTTGTCTTTGTAAGAAAAGCATGTTTTCTTCAATTGCTCCTTGAGTATCTAAGTTTTTAAGAATTTCATCAAAATCAGAAATACCTGTTGCAGCAGTAAATCCTACTTCAACGTTACCTCTATCTTCGATTGCAGCGAATAAACCTTGAGTACCTGGTAATTGTGCTTGTTGATAAACACCTGCACCAGCATTGTCATTTAATTCACCTTCTACACATACCATTTCTAAGTAATCTTCAAATCTTAATCTTGTTTCAGACTCAGATTTTAAGTACCATAAGTATCCTGAAGCTCCATCTTCTGTAGCAACTTCTACCCATCCAATTTGTGCCATATCAGAACCAGATACTACGTATTGATCTCTAATGATAACTGGTGAGTTAGCATACTGAGTAAGTCTAGGCTCTACGCTATTTCTAACGTTTGAGTTACCAGCACCACCAGCATCTATACTTGTTCCTTTAGTATAAGCAGAACCATATACAAACACTTTCAAGCCAGAAGCAGAAAATCCTTGAGTAGTTAAATCGTTAGCTGAATCTTGGAAAGATGTTACCTCGATAGTACCACCAATACCTACAGTAGAAGCAGTAACAATACATTTAGCTTCTAATCCAGTTGCTGGATCTAAAACTACTACTGTATCATTAATACTCATTACGTTTTCTTGTATCGGAGCTGGAGCAACTGAAATTGCAATTGTTAAAGTTGTTGTTCCTGCACCAACAGCTGTAATACTTACGCCGTCATATGCAATGTGTAATCTATTTTGTTCAGACCAGATTACTTGATCTGAAGTCATTGGCATTTCTGCACCGACCATTCTTAAAAATCCAGATAACGTTCTGTTTCCATAACGCTCTACTTCTTGTTCGTAGACCTCTGGTAAATATTGTTGGATAAAATCATTAGCACCTCCGGTGTTAAATTGTAAATAGTTAGTATTTAGCAACTGTTGTTCCTGAGATGGTAAAATTGATCCAAATTGTGGACTTAATGTTCCCATAATTAATAATTGTTTTTAGTTAAATTTGTGTTTTTTTATTCTAAGTTTTGTAGAATCTGCGCCACTAATTGATTTCACTTTCATTCCACCAACAAAAACTTCACCTGTATTACCTTCTCTAGCTTTAACACTAGTAAGGTTTTTAGATTTGTTTAATACATCTTTAACAGCATCGGCTTTACCTTGCTCATAAAAATGCGTAGCTATTTTATCTACGTTTTCCGCAGCATACATTGCTTTGTGATAACCATTTGGATCTACTACATTACCATCTGCATCTAGGAACTTCCCTATCAGATTGTTAATATTTGACTGGTTTTCTGCAACTACTTCACGGTTTTGAATATTATACTTATACTTTTTACCACTAACATCAAAATCAAAACCTTTGAATTGATCGTTAAATAGCTCTTGAGTATTTTGTTTAAACTCCATGTGTAATCGCTCAGCTTGTTCTTGCTGTTTATTGTAACGATTGAAAAAATCCATAGCTTTTTGTTGATCTTGAGTAACACCTGGACGAGCTTTTATTTCGTCATAGTATTTATCTTTCAACTCATCTAAATAAGTTCTAGCTTTAGCTACCTCTTCTTTAAAAGCTAATTTTTTCTTTCGTATGTCTTTTTCCTCGTCTATATCAGTGTCCCATGTAAAATCTTCTAATATTATTTCTACATCTTCACTGTCTAAATGAGGTTTATTTTTTTTGTAATATTCTTTTAATAAAGCTGTTTCATCTATTTTACTATAGTCAGCATTTAATCTAACATAATCTTCCACAGTACCTCCTGTGTCTTGCATAAAATCTACTAGTTTTTCTACATTTTCAGGTAGTTTCTTACCTAATACTTGCTCGTCTCTTTTAGCTTCTTTTACTTGAGACTTAACTTTTTTGATTTCTTGATCAGTTACTTCTTTGATCGGAGAAAACCCTTCAGTAGTCTCGTTGGACTCTTGTACAGATTCTCCCACCTTTGCGCTATCTCCGGATGGTTTTTCCACAGATACCTCCTTTGTTTCTCCGATTTGAATGGCATTATCTTCTTTTTTAATTTCTACTTTCTTAACATTAGGTTCTAATTCAACTAAAGGTTCTTTTGGGTTAATATTAACCTTCTTTGTTTCTTCGTTTTTGTTACCTAATTGTTTTGGTTTTTTTGGCTTTGTTTTTAATTTAAACTCACCCTCTTGTTTAACCTCTCCGGTTTTTGTTTGTTTTGACATAATATAATATAATTAAATAGTTACTACTAAATAGAAGTTTGTGTACCAGAAACTAATTGACTTTGCAGTTTAAAATCTATAGGGTTACTATCATTTTTTCTTTGCGCAATCATTTTACTTTGCTGCGTGCCTTCCATCTTTATTCTCTCGTCTTTGCGATTTTCTCTTTGTTGTTCTCTTTTGTTTACGCTTTGCTCTTCTAATTTAGCTAATTCCATAGCGTTTTGATGTTGTTGCATCATTTTTTGTTGATCTAACTGAGCTTGTAATTGCATACGATCTTTTTCAAACTCACTCTTGGCTTTTTCGTATTCTACGTTAGCACCAGATATAGCTTGTTGTTTTTGAACTTCAGCTAAAGCTGTTTTTTCAGCTGTAGCAGCTTGAGCTTCGCCTTGAGCAGCTATATTAGCCTGCTGAGTTTGTTGGTCTTGTTTTTCTTTTTGCTTACGTTTTACTTTAAGCATTTGATTAGCTAGTTTAAGATTTTTTATTTGTCTTAAATCTATAGCGTCTTCAACATCAATATTACCAGCTTGTAAAGCAATTTGTATATTTGCTTCTAATTGTTGTCTTTCCTCTTCATCTGGTTCTAATTCTAAGAAAATTCCAAAATCATGTAGATTTAAATTAGATATTTCATTTAAAGTTCTAACATTGAAAGTTGATATAGAGTTTTGTAAAGACGATTTTGTTAAAGGAAACTCTAAAGCATCAGCTACTTTTAAACTAATATTTTCTGCTAATTTAAGAGTTAAATATAAACTAGACTGCACTATATGTCTAGTAGCTACATTAGATGCGTTAGCGGCTAGTTTCTGTAATCCTACCAACGTGTTACGATCAGGTAAACTTCCATCTCTAGCTTCGTTTAACCCCGTTACATCTCTTATCATTTGTAAATAATATTGATACGTGCTAATTAAACTTTGTATCTTACCTTGACCTGTAGAAGAACTAAGTTCTTGTATAGGTACTTTACCAGGATTCATGTCTCCTTCTTGCGTCATTGACCTACCAACAATACTACCAGTTTGGAAGTACATATTAAGTGCTTCTGCTGGATTATAATTTGTACCATTACCTAAATCAACTTCTGCTAAACCGTCCATGTCTAAATAAACACCATCTGGAACCATACGTGATAATACTTGTTGCAGTTTTAAATGAGTTAATTGTATCATATCTGCAAAACCAGTACATTTACTTACGATAGATTCTATTCTACCTTTATACATTCTTGGAGCACATATAGCATAATTCATTCTAACCTTTGTAGTATCAGCAAAAGGTCTTGTCATGTTTTCAGCTAATTCCCATTTAAGCATTGTGTTTGTACCCAAAACTTTTGCCCCACTGTATAAAACTTCTATAGATCTTGAAACTCTTTCAAAGTTTTCATTTTCTGGTGGATTAAAAGTATCTGGTTTTTCAATAGCTTTTATTAATCCTTGATCGGTTTGCTTTATTTTAAATACTTGATTACTGTATGTCTTATAATCAAAATATAAAACTTGCACAGTATTACTATCATAATCACCCCATCCTGTAATATAAGATCTATTACCGGGCATTGATTGTATTCTTTTTAATTCTTCTTCAGTTATATTTGGAAACTCTTTTTTAAGTTCAGGTATTGTGATAGCTTTTAATTCTCCTACGTAATATATATCTTCAAAATTAGGGTCTTCTGTATAAGAATAAACCATATAAGCAGGATCAACATAATCAACAGTAACACCATTAGATGTGTTAAAGTTTGTTTTAGCCGCTGCTATACCACAAACAGTTAAATCCATATTTAATCTACGTTTAGTTAGATCAAATTTATTTTGAGCTAATATACTAGATATAGCTTCCTCTTCTGCAATCTCCACGCTTTGCTTGTATGATAATTGCATGTGTAGTTCTAATTCTTCTTTTGTTTCTGGAATTAAATCTTTACTAGGCGCTTGATATAAGTCTATACCTAAAGTTTGTTGTAAGTTTTCTAAATACTCTTTAGATAACATATCTTCATATATTTTTGAAGCGTAGTTAGTTCTTTTCTTTATAGCTTCTGGATCCTGAGCGTAAGCTTTTATATCATAAGTTTTAGAAGATATACCGTTTACTAATATATCTACAAATTTTGATAATATTGGAACAGGTTTCCAATCTAAATTTAAATAAGACAAATCACCATTTATGGCTAATTCGTCTTTGTATTTTTGAATAGACTGTTCTCCTCTAGCATATGTTCTTAACATGTGAAAATTATTCCAGTTAGTCAAGTATCTATTACCACTAGTCCTTCCTTGAGAAAACCACTCTTGCTCAATAGCTTGCGCTACTTGAGAACCGTATTCTAAACTTGCTTTTTCTGCGTCACTTACTACTTGACTTGGAAAAGGACTGTTAGTGTTAGTGTATATATTCATTTAAGTTATTATTTTTGATGAAGCACCTTTGTTATTATATCTTTTTATACCTAAATCAATAGATTTTAATTCTCTTTTAGCAAATGGTGTATATCTATGTTTATTACAAGCCATTAAAGCTAAACCAGAACTAATAGAAGCATCATGAGATGTTCTATTGTTTATATTGAATTTAGCCCAGTCTTCTAACGTTCTTTGTAAATACATATCTCCATAACCAGTCTCTTTTAAACCTACGAAATGTTCTATGTATGTTTCTATTGCAGCTGCATGAGCTTGTTTTATATCTTCACTTGAATTAGGTATACCACCTATTTCTCTTTCTGTTATAGATAATTTATTTCTTTTCTTATCTGGTCTATTCATAGCAAAACCTCTATAACCTCTTTTTTTAAAGTAATAAAGTAATCTTGGTTTGTTGTTTTCTGCAAGTATTGGCATACCATAAAACACACAAGCCATAAGCACATCTTCAAAAAATATTTCAGCAGTTTGAGGTCTAGCTATATATTCTAAAAAGAAATGATTAGGAGGGTGATTATCCATGCTAAACTTAGTTAAACCGTGTAAAGATCCGTTAGAACCTCTTTTATCTACTGTTCCAGATATATCATATGGATCACATCCAAAAGCTCCCATATGTTCATTACCTGGATAATTAGTACCATTTTTACTATATCTTCTATTTTGTAAAGAAACTTCAGGCACCCAAGTGATTAAAAATCTTCCATTTTTATTTGGAACAAATATTACTTTAGTATCTTGTTGACCGTTTTCCCATTGAAAACTTCCTTTAGTTACTTTTAATGTATTTTTTAAATCTTCATTAAAATCTATTTGCTCGTAGATTTTAGTCAAATTAAATAAAGATTCTTTTGACTCATCTCTAAAAGCGTGTTTAGTTGTTCTTGGAAACTGTCTATAGAATTCGTTTAAACCATCTTGATCTTGCTTTAAGCCTTCTACTTCGTTATCCCAATATTCTATAACACCTTGTTTTATTTTAACCCCATGAGGATCTTCAACTGGTTCTTTCGGCGTTTCAAAAACAGGTATTCCATAAGAATCAATGTATCCTTCGTAGTTCCATTCCATAGGTATGAACAAAGAATATAATCCTGAGCGAGTCTGTCCGTTGCTGTTTCTCTTTGTAACGTCTGAGTCGTCATATAATTTTTTAAAGTTTCTACCACCTTTATCTAAAGCATTTGATGTTGAACCCATCATACACTTACCAATAATTCTACTACCTAATCTAAGGGTGGTTTTCGTAACACGCCAGTTGTTGAGGATGTTGTTCGGCTTCTCCCATTTCCCTGATTCATCATGGACGAGGAGTTTGAGCTTCTCCCCATCATAGGAGTTATCGCCGGTGTTCTTCCAATCGATGGTTGTGTCCAACCCCTGTAAATCGTCTTGCGAGGTTTCATCGGTCGCGACGGTAAGTTTTCTTCTTGTGTATTTGGTTGCTGGTACCCTGTAGGCAAGCTCGGTCTTTGGACGGTCCATTCCATCCTGGGTCGGCTTGAAAAAGAAGGGGTAGTTAACTGATATGGGTACCACCTTGTCAGTAAACATCTTCTTTGCATCAGGCCCAGACTTCGATAAAATACCATATCTTGAGTCAGAGGATATGGTCGCCAAATTAACCACCTCTCCTGAGGCCATGAATGAGAAACCAGATCTACGGTTCTTAAGGTAACACATCCCATAGGATCGAATGTCTGCCTTACAAGCTTCCCAGAAAATGAAGAATAATCTATTTGATTCCCGAAAGTCTGGTGCCCCAACGTCAATTTTACTCCACTGCAAGTACATGTAATGAGTACCAGTAATGTAGATAGGATTGTTTTTGTTATAAAACCAAAAACCTTCTTCTCTACGAGTAAACTCTTTATCAATGTAATCATACCACTTTTCTTTAAAATCTTCTGGATACTGTTTAAAATCATAAACTGTTTTAATTTTACTTAAAACTTTAGGATATTCAACTTTACTCCATTTATTGTTATTAAATTTATGTACGTTGTTTTGCTTAGGTAAAGCTATTTTTAAATTTTGAATTTGATAAATCTCTCCTATCGTACCGTCTTTACTAATGACAACCATATCATGTTGTTCATTGTAACCATATTCCCACTTTTTGTTTTTATTATACTTCTTAAGTGTTGCTGGTGTAATGTAATCTTTAAGTATTGTATATAAACTTTCTTCGTGCATTATTTAGACCTCCCTTCTGCAAATCCTTTAAAACTAGATTTCTTTTTATCTTCAACTTTAGGTTTGTCATCTAGCATGTTCTGTTCTTCTTCAATACGATTAAGTATTTCAAAAGCATCAAATATAGCTAGTTTTTTAGTAGCTGCAGCATTTTTAAGTCTGTCAGCTGATATATCATCGTCTGAATCAACTATAGCTTCTTTAGCAACTTTAATAAGTTCTTCAACTGCTACTCGTCCAGCTTGGATTATATTTTTCTTCGTTTCCTTCGTACTCATATTTAATTACAATATCATTAGATTCCATACAATATAAACGATCGTCATCTACTAAAAACTGCCATTCTCTATTTGGTTTAAAACCAACTAAATCTCCTTCGTTTATATTAGAATTTTTTAAAACACTATTACCGTATTTTAATATTCCTTTTAATTTTTGCTCTTTATCAACGTTAAAATCGCTATTGTTTTTTATTGGTTGAATAAAACATCTATTAGCAAAGGTATTCCAACCTTCATTATTTTTATATAAATATATTTGATCTAAACTAACAAAATATAAATTTTCTTTAAACCAAGATCTACTAACTTTCTTTTTACCTTTCATATCGTAAAAAGTTCTAAATACATTTTGATGTACAACTATAGTATCACCTTTTTTTATTTTTGTTTTAAAAGCTAAAGGTACCTCAATAACTTTAGCTAATCTATTAACAAAAGTCCAGGACTCTATTTTAGTATTAATTACTAAGCTTTTGTCACCTATTTTTATTTCATTATTGTATTTTTCACCTAATGGTTCTACAATAAAATCATATAAACTTCTCATTAATATTCTAGATCATACTCAACAGATATAGCCATGTTAGAATTAAATTTTTTCCATGGCAATACTTCGTTGTTTTTCTTTATAAAAATATTATAAGAATTATCTGAGTCATCAAATAATATATGAGATATTTCATGCCCACCATAAACTTGTTGACCGATAGCATAATGCATTGCATCGTTTTTATAATCAGATCCAATACTTATTTTTCTTATATTATTCATCTTTACTTTTAATATCTGATATAGATCCGTCTCTTAAATCTATATTAACATTACCGTATTCTTCTTCAAGTTCTTTTTTAGTTTCTTCTATTTCTTCTGCTAACTTTTTAACATCGCTAGTAAGTTTTTGTTTTTGAACCTCTAAAACGCCTATATTATTTAATAAGTTGTTTAAAGAACTTTGTTGATCATTAATTTTTTTTAACTGAGTGTCAGTTACTTTTTTTGATTGCATTTGAATTATATTTAATTTAATTACTATATACTTAAATAGTTACACTATTATTTAGAAGTTTACTTCTATTTTTTTAACTCTTCTATTTCTTTTTTTAATTCTTTAATTATTTTGTAAAGCTCTTGAGTAGCTGATATATTTAACATAGATAAAGCATCATAATCAACTGAATGATAATCATCAACTTCTTTACCGTATACAAATACTTCGCCTGATTTATCTGAATCAACTTTGATTTTGTTTCCATCTGATTCTATTATATTAACTAATTCTTTTGATCCATCAGGATAAATTAGTTTTATTTTATCTTCTACTTTACAACAATCATCAGATCCACATGTTTCCATTTGTAAATCAATAACACCGTCTTCTATAGTAGATTTTTCGTAAATACATGGCACAACTTCTTTACCTAACGATACAGCTGTTGGATAATGCTCCATAACTTGTTGAGCAATAACTTTCTTTTGTTCTCTAGGACCTTGTCCTTCATCAATATATTTATAATTAGATATTTCAATTTTAGATATAGTTTCTAAATCTTTTTTAGAATCACTTACTGATATATCTTTTTTAATTCTTTCATCAGAATATATATGTATACCTGAGCCCATAAATCTACCTGCTGTATGAATAGATATTGCAAAATTACCTGCTCCAGCAAAATTCAGGAAAGGACCACCAGCTCCTGTATATAAGAAATAATCAAATGGAGAGCCATTGTAATCAAGGAAACTATCTATTTCTAAAGCTCCTTTGCTATTAGCTACTCCACCTAAACCAATACCTATAGTTGGTCCACTACCACTGGAACCACCAGTTAAATCAAAAGTGAATTGATTAGAGCTTGATAAAACATTTGCTCCTGAAACATACGGTATTTCACCAGCAGCTAATGTACCTGTTATTGTATTAGCAACTAATGAAGTTTCTTTTATTAATCCATTAGCATCAACACCCAAGTTATAAACCGGTGTACCAGTTGTAAATGTTCCTACTCCATATCTACTAAGCTCTAATTCTCCTACATTTGGATCTGCAGCATCATTATTTAATCTCAATGTATCTCCTGATCCTGCGCTATTTAAAACAAAATCTCCAGCCTGTGTAATTGCTACATTTTTAAAATAATCAGCAGTTAATGATGGGTTTGAAAAGATCAAGTCTTGAGTACCGGTGAAGCCTGCTCGAATAGTGCATACAGATCCCACATTACCTAGTTTTATTGAATTACGAAATTCAACTACATTAGTATCAAGTAAATAAGAACTAATTAGGTCGCTGGGAGCTATTCTTACGTTAGTTGCTCCGTTATATCCAACTACTTCATCTACATTAGCGTAATCTGTTTGGTTTGTAAATTGTGAAAATTTAATATCTGCCATTTTATATTTATTTTATTCTCTGACCATTAGGTCTAAATTATTTTCTGTTAACATTCTATCAGTGCCATTTTCTAATACAATAAAATTAGTTATAGGTGCTGATCCAGTTCCTGGAATATTCGGTATAGCTAATATTCCGTTTGCGATTCCTAATATAGTTGGTGCCATATTAATTTAAAGCTAAAATGTCTAGAGCTGAAGTGCTCGATGCTAATACTCTTATCACTTGTAAAGGAACGTATGAATTATTACCAACGTTTTTCAATAACACAGGGTCTTGACTTCCTACTGGTATTACATTTAAATCACCGCCTGTTCCTACAAACAAACTAAAACCTTCGTTACCTTGCTTGTTGTTTATTAAACCACCGTTGCTTCTATATATGTCATAAGTAGCACCACCACCTGTTAATCCTGGCGCTGATAAAGTAAGTTGTGTGTTACTGTCAACGCTTTCTACTTGCGCTATAGTTCCAGTGCTTGATTCGTATACTACATCTCCAACAGCTACTTTGTTAGAATACCCTGTTTGAGCAGTATTAGTTTGACCATTTATAAAAGTTGCACTTGCATCAGTCAACGTAGTTCCTGTGTTTGTATTGCCGCCACTAGCATAACTACCAGGGTGTGGAATATTTATATCGTCATCAATAATAACCGTTATTGCATTTTTAGGTTGTAAATCCATTTTTATTTTTTATTTTTAATTGTTTGAAATTTTTCTGCTCCTCGAGAACCAAAATAAGCTACATAAACTGTAACTAGTAAAGTCTGTAATAAATCAACCCAACCGGTTGATACATTAAATTCCCAATCGAAACTGTCTAATAATATTAATAACACCATAGAGACGGTTAAAAATATCAAAGACATAGGTCTAGTGTTTTTAGAAAGCCATGAGTCTGATTTCATATCGCTAACCCAACGTTTTGAAACCTCTTTCATTTCTACTATATCCATCTCTAAAAGCTTAATAGCTTTTTCTTTATCTTCTATAGGTAATACAGGGTCTTTGTGTATTAAGTTTTTAACAAGACCAAACACGCCAGCGTCTGGTAAAACATCACCAGCTATATCTAAAATACCTGGAGCAGCTTTACTTAAAAACTGACCGACTTTAGTTTGGTTGAATTTTTTTTTACTCATCTATTCTATAAGCGTAATCACTTAGTCTTTGGCTAGGTTTAAATTCTGGATCATAATTTGTTTCAACTCCATAACCTGGTTTAGCCGTAGCCCAACCTGCTGTTGGATGATTTTCAAACCATTTTATATAACCTGGTGTATTTTCTCCTCCAAAATGTTTTTTTGCTTCAGCTATACTTAAATATTCTCCTGACTCTATTGGATGTACAACGTGTTTTCTACCTCTTTGATCTTCCTTATAATATCTACCGTATTTCTCTAATAAACCTGCAGTATAATCTCTTTCTCTAACTACCTTTTTGTCTCTATATTTATCTTCAATTGAAGGATCAGCCGTAACAGCTGCTAACCACTCATCGTATCCAGGTTCTCCCGGTTTTACAATTTTTTCTACTTCTTTACCAGGTATTACAGCCTCTCCTCTTACTGCTATATTGTTTTCAGCAAAATCAGTGTCTGTGTAATTTAAATTAGCTAAATTATCTTCGGTATTATGTAGCGGTGAGTTACTCATCAAGCTACTAATTTTTTTCATTTTAAATCCCATTTTACGCTTTTTTATATGCTTCAGCTTCCCAAGGTAAATTTTTAGCACCTTCTTCCATATCTGAACGAGAATAACATTTACCCTTCCAATACACATTGTCATTGTCATAATCTAAATCACCTCTTTTCATTTGGTCTATATGCACCATCTCATGATCAATTACATCTTGAATTCTATCTGGAGAAACGTCTTTGTTTATTATAATTGTTAAGTTATTATTAGCTTTACCCATAACACCTTCTTCCATATCCACATGATAAATAGGAGTATTGTCTACTTTATAAGGAGGATTATTTAGTTTAAAACCCATAATTTATTTTTTATAAGGAAACATTTTATTTAATAATTTTTTACGATTACCACAACCACAACCACCAGGAATTGCATCTGCTAGTTTTTTAATTCCAGTAGCTTTTGTAAAAGATTCTATAGTATCACCTAATCCTTTAGCTTTCATCTTATCTATTGTGATGACATTTTTTCTTTGCAGTAGGAGCATCGTACATTTTAGGAGCTGCATCATCATTCATCTCAAGCATGCTTTTAGCTTTGTCATAATCTCCATCTGCGTCTGCCATTGCTTTAGTGAAAGCATTACCTTCTACTGGTGAGTCTCCTGCATTATCCATTTTTACCGGTGATCCCATTGTTGAACTATAATGTTTAGTTATCCAAGGTCTGTCTCCTGACGCTGTTCTTGCTACTGGGTTATCTTTAAGTAAATTACTTTTTTCTTGATTAGCGGACTCACCGCCATATCCAAATCCTTTAGGCATAATATTAATTTTTATTAGTTATTTTTTTGATTTTCTTTTATATATTCTTTGAGCTCTACGAACCTCTCTGTCAGAGCTTTTTTCTTTATCAAAAACACCAGCGTCTGAGGCTGCGTCATAATCAAACTCAGCTGATCTGTAATCTATACTAGGTTCTATTTTTTTAGCCATTGAAGGGTATTTTGATTCAGCCATTGAACCATGATGTTCTTTGTCGTATTTCATATCACCTGCTAATTTAGATATATGCTTCTCGTCAGCAGTCATGTTCTCGTCACTATGACTATGTTTATTATCATAATCAATATCTCTTTTAAGATAATCAATATGAGCAGCATCATCTCTTTCGGTTGCTTTATAGTTTTCTTTAGTAACTTTAGTATGAGCGTGGTCTTTTGACCATTTTGCGTTACCTGTGTATTCGCCCCAATGTCCTTTGTGTCCCATTATTTATTTGTTTTTATTGTTGGTATTTGTACGCCGTAATGTGAAGCATAGGCTTGTTTGTATTCCTGACTACTAGTGTCACCGTACCACGGTTTATCACCGTATTGTTTTTTGAAATTATCGTCTTGTTTTTTCTTTTTATTTCTAGTATCTACGCTTATAACAGCTTGACCTATCTTATTAAACATGTCTGTATACATGTTAGATACTGGTATATATTGACCACCTATATCGCCTCCTCCTTCGTAGCCTCCTTGATTAATAGGGCTTTTATTAAAGAATGGTGTTGAAAATTTTGATGCCATAATTAACTATTTGCGTGGTATGCAGCTAAAGCTTTTTCAGCTTCAGACTTTGAGCCAAAACCTTCTCTCCAAATACCACCTTTTTTATTATTTAAAATTGCCCATTTACCACCTTTTTCAACTATGCAACCTGAACCTCCTTCAGATTTAGCGCAGCCTTTACCAGATTTAAAAAATGGACTTCCATATTGTGCGTATCCCATAATTTTAACTTTTATGTGTACAACATCTTTTAGTCACAGGTTCCATACCTCCGTAAGGAACTGCGTCTAATTTTAAATGCATACCAGTTATTCCTGAACTAGATCCTTCACCGTGAAGTCTACCAGCTTGACTTAATGGTCCGTCCCATATATGTGACTCACCTACTATACCAACTTTACCCTTACCCATTTTTTCTGCGTGAGGATCGTGTATTATACTTTTATGATTCATAATCTTATTGTGTTATTTATTAATTATTTTCTCCTTGAGCACCTCTACTCATAGACTCATCTCTTTTAGCAGATGATTCTTCAGTTTCAGAGTTATCTTTACATTTTTTTCTAGCTTCTTTTATTTGCTTAGCTGTCATGTTGTGAGGAGGATTACTAGCAACATCATAATCAAACTCTGGAGAACATGGATCTGCTGCTGGTTCTTTTTTCATTAAACCAGAACCTCCAAACATACCCATAGCTGCTGCTTGAGAATTTGGATCAAATATTGGAGCAGGAGTTTTAATTTGCTGGTTAAACATGTTGTTTGTACCATTAGTATTACTCATGTCTGTTACGCCGCTTCCTTGTGGTTGCATAGAACTAGCTGCTTGTTGAGCTTGAGCTGCTGCTATTGCGTTAGCGTTACTAAGAGAATTAATCATTTGATTATTACCCATACTACCAAACATGCTACTTGGCGTCATTAGTGCTCCGAAATTTAATGGACCTTTACTCATCTTGTTTTGTCTTTGTTTAAATTATAAATAGCTTTTGTCATTACTTTATCCATATAAGAGTTTCCAGTTATTATTGTATTTCTACTAGCAACATTTATATCTTCTTGACCAAGCATTATTCTATATATACGCTTTATTAATTGTTTACCTTTAAATGATATTTTATATATATTGTATTTTTGTGTGGTTCTATTTCTATTTCTCCAAACAACTATCCAATTATTTTTTATTAACTTATTCCATCTTCGATTATTCCAACTGTAAGTGTATGTTCCAGCTTTAAAATCTTTTATTGTAAATAAATCTATACAATCAAGGTATATTAATAATTCTAATTCACTATCGGTTAAATCATTATTCTTACACGCCCATTTACGTATTATTCGATAGTGCTTCATTAAATTTAGATCTTTAACATCTTGAGCACTTAATCTCATAATACAACTACAATGTCTTGAGCTTTTATAACGCGATAACTTTTTTTATCTATTTCAATTTTATGTCCAGCGTGTCTATCAAAGTATATTTTATCATCTTTTTTTAGACCAACCACTTCTTCTCCAATTGAAACTATATCAGCTTGTACATATCTTATATCTTCTCGCTGATTTTCCGAAAGAAGTAAACCACCTTTGGTTTTAGTGGTTCCTTCTTTTTTTATGTTTATTATTAAATTTTTACCTACTGCTCTCATCAATTCTAATATTATTGATTACACAATCAGTTGATAATATAGTAGTTGCTACTGAAGCTGCATTTTTAAGAGCACTTTTCGTGACTAATAATGGATCTATAATTCCGTTATCAATCATTTGTACCATATTTCCTGTAACAACGTCAAATCCTAGTCCGTCTTTTTCTGGTGTAGAAACGGCATGACCAGCATTTTCTAGTATCGTCTTATATGGTGATAGTATTGATTTAAGTAGCACTTTTTCACCTATATTTTCTTCTTCTATATTTGAACAAGCATTAAGTAAAGCTATACCTCCACCAGGGACAATTCCCTCTTTTATCGCAGCTTTAGTAGCACATATAGCGTCTTCAACTCTGTCTTGCTTTTCTTTTAATTCAATATCAGAATTAGCGCCTATTTTTACTATTGCAATTTTAGCGGCTAACATAGCTAGTCTTTTTTCAAGTTTAACTATATCATTAGCTGTGTTTTTTTGTAATAATTTACTTTTAATATCTTTAATAACTTCTTTTACTTCATCAGACGTTTCTTCTATTTGTATAATAGTTTCTTGATCTGTTGTAATACTTTTAACACATTTACCTAGATATTCTATTCTTATTAAATCTAAATCATCACCTAGATCTTCGTTTATTATTGTAGCACCTGTTAGTAAAGATAAATCGTCTAATAACTGCTTTCTGTTAACTCCAAAGGTTGGGGCATCAATTACATTTATTTTAATATTACCTTTTATTTTGTTCATAGCTAGAGCTGATAAAACACCTTTTTCTACATCGCCTATAATAAGCAAAGGTTTGTTGTTTTTTATTACGTACTCTAGCACAGTTTGAACTTGTCTAATAGAATCTATTTTTGATTCTACTAACAACACTAAGGGATTTTCTAACTCTGCTGATTGATTTTCAGCGTTAGTTATAAAATGCCTATTGGTTATACCTTTATCATATTGTGCGCCTTCTACTATTTTAATTTCTGTCTTACCTACCGATGATGGTTCCATCATTACTACGCCTGTAAGATCTACTGCTCTAAAAGCATCAGCTATTAATTTACCTAAATAAGGATCATTATTAGTTGATATTGTAGCTATGTTGTCAATCATATCTCCTTCTACTGAAACAGATACTGATTCTAAATATTTTACAACTTTTTCAACCGCTGAGTTAATTCCGTTTTTTAACTCACGAGAATTATTCTTATCTACTACTTTATAAGCTTCTTCTAATATTGCGTGAGCAATTACAGTTGCTGTTGTAGTTCCGTCTCCTGCTTGTTGAACTGTTTTACGAGCTGCTTCTTTTAAAAGAGTAGCTCCCATATTTTCTACTGGGTCTAACAAAATTACTGAATTAGCTACAGTTACTCCATCTTTTGTTATCAACGGATTACCTTGCGCATCTTCAAGAAGCACACATTTACCGCTAGCTCCAAGTGTGGAGCTAACAGCTTGTGTAAGTTTTGTTATACCTTTAAATACTTGTTCTCTGGCATCATTGCCAAAGTTTAGATTTTTTACTATCATTAGATTAAATTAGATTAAATTATTATTCAAAGGTTTTGACGACTTTAGGTCCGTTTACAAACTCTAGTTTTTTAGCGTAATGAGCAATTGACGAATCAATAGCTTGTTCTGCTCCTTCTAAAGTCTCACGTCTCGTAATGTCGTTCCAAGTATCGTTTTTTAGATCTTGGTATTCGGTTTGATAAAAACCATTTGGTAATTGCACAATTCTCCAGTTTTTCTTCTGAGCTAAATGCTTCCAAAGGTCTTTGGTTTCTTGTGTTATTTGTGGTTGACTATTCCACGAACTAGTCTGGTAATAAAATGTCATAGGTTTTTGGTTTTAAGTTAGACATTGGTTAATGCTCTACCCGAGCAGGTTTATTAATATATTAGATTATCTATTTCCCAAGATGTAATAGTTACTCCTTCTGGTAATGTAACTATTGATTCTCCAGATCCATTGTTAGATAATATAGCGTCTACAAAAGATTTATTTAGTAAATATTTATTTGTACTACCACTTACGTTAAACTTATAAGTAGCGTAACTACCTAATGCTGTACTTCCTTCACTAGGTCCACTTGAACTATTAACTATTATGAACATAGAATTGTTACCTCCGTAAGCACTGTCTGTTGCTCCAAGGCATTCTATAGGGAAATTAAAATCTCCAGCTGTTACGTCTCCGAAGTTATTAGCTCCAATTGTACCGCCTCCAACACTTGTTATTTTTATTGATGCTTTCATTGTTTATTATTTATTATTTATTATTTATTAAGCTGAAAATTCTATCGAACCTATCTCACCTGGTACTTCAAAAGTTCCTACACCTGGATTTGAATTATATAGAACATTGTCTAAAATTTTTTTAGCTCTTGTAGCATCTGCAACCTCTATATATTCTATAAGCATAAACGCGTTTTTACCTGTTTTTAGTGGTATGCCAATATATTCATCACCGTTACCAGCAGGGTAATCCTGTACTACTGGTCCAGCAATCATATCTACGTTTAGAATTCTACCACTATAATCTCCAGTCCCAGCGGTGTCAAATTTTATAAATTGATTCATTTTTTTTGTTTTTGTTGTTAATATTGTTATTAATGTTATTATTACCTATTTTTGCTTTATTTTACTACCACGTAGCGATAGCTACTCTTTTCCAAGTGTCTGTAGCCGTACACACGTAAATATAGTTAGCGTCTGTAGCTATTTGACCAGTTACTCCTGGAGA